GAGTTGGTCGGACAATAAAAGTAAACTGTCAGCGTGGTCGGCTCCTCGGCTACGGTACCATTATAATCGTGAACTCAGAGATGTAGGTTCACCAGATGTCAATATCTGTTATACCCTCTATCGGGATGCGTTGGTCGCTGCTGGTAAGGGATATTTAATTGACGATTTTGATCTCGATTCGGTCATGAAGTCGGGGCGACAAAAAGAACTAAGCGAGTATGCAAAGAAGAAGGGTGCCGCTTGTGATATAGAGTGGCGCTGTTTAGTTGACCTGCAGCGTTTGGGGGATTTTTCTGAACCTCCACCTCCTAGTGAATTTGTTGCCCTGATTGAGGATTGGGTCGCACGCGTTCCGAAACACACCTGGAACGGTGATGAGGATGAGTGGTATGCACGTTTTAAAGGAACTTTTCGGACTGTGTTACGTAGTAGTGGAGTAACTCCTGACCGCGTTAAACCTGTTGATGAGTTTTTGATGAACGGTGACTTGTGGTGTACATCTGGCTCGGGCTTTGAGCCGGATTACAGTTTTGAATCATATTATGACATAGATAAAGCTAAGCCTGTTCGTGTTAAAAGAACGAAATGGTCTGTGAGATGGCAACTTAACCTGTATTCATTAAAGAAAATGTTGTTCAAAAAACGCAAGCAAATCTGCAAGGCTGTGGGTAAATCTGAACCCGGTAAGACACGGCCGGTTATAGCTAGTGATCTGAGTTTGTATCTTAAGATGTCTTACGTTTCCCATATTCTTGAGCAAATGATGGGTCGACGTACGGACTCGACACTATTTATGGGCAAGCGTAATACCGAGAGAATGTGGCAAGAAATGGCAACAGACGGGACATATCGGATGCCTGTTGATCAAAGTGAATTCGATAAGAATGTGACGATGCGCCAGGTTCTGATTATGGTTGACGAGATCAGGGATTGGCTGCACGAGGTTATTCACGACGATGTCGTTGACGAGATAATGGACTCGATCAGATTTGCGTTGGATGGCGGATTTGTTATAGTTGGAGAACATAAGGTACCGATTAGTAACGGAATCCTCTCCGGTTGGCGTTGGACAGCATTCCTTGATACTCTAGTAAACTTAACAGAGGTGGCGATGGCTGGCACTTGGGTTTCGGAGAATAGTACTATCCCGGTCGGGCTTGTCGACCTTAATGCACAAGGTGATGATGATAAATTGAAGTTCAGCTCGAGGCGAAGTGCTATCGCTTTCTGGTTAGCTTTTGAGAGTTTTGGTTTGTCTGTCAACCCTGGGAAGTTCTTTATTGATACCAGACGCGATGAATACTTACGTAGAGTTCTGGATAGGGGCATTTTAACAGGGTATCCAGCACGGAGTGTTAATTCAATTGTCTTTAGGAATCCTGTTTCGGCGAGGGACGCAATTGGTCCTGAACGAGTGCGCACTTCTTTTTCGAAGTGGAAATTGTTTTCTGAGCGGCTGGATGTTTTGTTTATGAGCAACACTTTTTTTTGGAATAATATGAAAAAAGACTGTATACTGGGTACCAAGGGTATGACCAGTGAACTAATTGAGAATATGATCTATGTGAATCCGCGTGTTGGCGGCATAGGGTATGGGACCGACGTTTACCGTAATAACGTGGTCATTCCAGTTTCTGGAAAAGATATCACTGACCGAATCGACAACGATGTTGTTGGATTTAATGAGTGGTTCAAGTTTGTTGAGGATTTCGGTGTAGAGAAGAGTGCTGCTGCACGTTTTTTTGGATCTACTCTAGACATTAGTGCGGTTCGCGCATTACCGTCTTGGGTTAAATACATATTCACTGAGAGCAAGGATAAATACATAGTTCCGTCAGGGATGGAGTCCGTCCCAGGTAGTGTCGGTTTAGGACCGGGGGTCCGATATCGATGCCGCCAAATTGGGCTGAGATGGTTCTATGATTATAAGTCTTTGGTTTCGGCTGTTGTGTATGGTCGTTGGGCGCAGCAAGAGGTTAACTATGTTGAACATGATCCGTTAACCATCACGCCGATAGATAAGATTATTCGGTTGAAGGTTCAACCTGGGATCTCATTCACTGTGGCTGGTATGTCCAGCGCACCTGAGCGAGTCTGGGTTGACTACTCTTCTATCGAGGACAAACTGAAACACAAGCCACGTCGTTGGGTCACTGATTTCCTCTCTGGGAAATTGAAGGCGAGCGTTGCACCTCGCGCTGGATGGGGTACTGATATTATCGGGTATCATGCCTCACGGCT